ACGGATATTGAAATTTAACGAGGATGCCGGAGCCGAACTCCGGCTAGATCACTGAAAAACGCAAAATCTCAGGTAACCTTAAGGGAAGGTGAAAAATTTTTCTTCCTTAAGATAAGAGACAATTGAGCTAATGAGCTTCATTCTTTACACAATTGAGGTCAGGGTTACCGCTCAATTCATTAAAAGCGTTTTATGAGGCTCGAAAGACAGGGCAGAATGATTCTCGGCGCTTTACATAAAAATCGAGCAGGCATCCAATCGGATAACCTGCTCAACGATGTCTTGTGGTGGGGGCGGCGATAATAAAATATCGCTGAAAATTCAGGCCTTCACGTGGTACTTTTAAAAATGCCATACATATAGACATACACTTAAATCTTGTTAATTCCTGCCTCGGCTTTTTTGGCAGAGAAATACTTCCGTTCTGCAACTTCTCCTTTTTTGCCAATATTGAAAGATGAGATCGGACGATGGTAGCCCATTACGCGAGTCCAGACCTCACATCGTGTTCTCTCTGCATCATTTATCCGGACGTCCTTCTCCATTTTCTCCTCCATTGTTATTTGTGGTTTTCTGCGCAGAATTTAATAGCGATTTCAGCTCTGTCGAGTAATTCTTTACCTTTTGCTGCCAGTCTGAGACATCGATTGTAGCGTCGATCGGAGTCGGTTTTTGCGGCTCGCTCGATCTCGGACAGTTGCTGGCGCATCCATTCAGCATCATCGCGAGAACGAGATTCAGCGACACGCAGATCAGCCAACGCAATTGCATCCTCTTGATGTTTTGATTGGGCCTCAACCAGTTGGCCACGCAGTTGAATAATTTCAGAGCGCGCATTTTTCAATTCCTCCGAATCTCTCCCGTCCTGGACGCCGATCCAGTACGAAAAGAAAAGAGCGGCAGCAGCCGCCCCGATTTTGATTAAGTTGATCAGATTCATTTAGCCATTCCACCTCCTAGTGGGTCCCAAATCAACGTGGACAAAAGAAGGATAAAATCCGACCCCGCCTTGGCATCGGCGATTAGCAATGATTTTTAAACGGCCAAGGGATGCTGTCCACTTCTCCGGGTCCCGGTACCTCTTAGGTCTAATATCTGCTGCCTGTCCTTTTACGTGATAGGAATTCGGGGCACCTCCCACTTTTTTATTGTGTTCTGGTGACCTATACCCAGAATTGACATAGATTGGTTCACCGAAATCAGCCCGGATTTCCTCCAATAAAGAATAAAGGCCCGGGTCAACGACCTCGGGCCACGGGCTCGGCTTTCCATCCTTAGATTCAAATTCGGACGGTTTGAAATGCTCGCTCATTTATGAAATCCCTTTAGTTTTTGCAGTTCCTGCTTGATGCTGTCAACATCGTTTTGAATTGACTGGAGTTTTTTTAGATTTTCTGTATTTTGGGATGCGCGCCTGTTTAATTCGTTAATCTGTAATCGCTGAAGAGCAGTCTCATTCTCCAAAGAATTAATACGTTCTTGTTGAGTAACGATTGTGTATTGAGATAAAGTCGAACTCGTCAAAATTCCAGCGACATAGAACGCAACAAAAAGAAGGGCCTTAATTAGGCCCGACACAAATGATCGGAGACTAATTGCCATTCGCGCCTCCCTTTTCTTGGAAAGTCAGCTTGAATTTTCCCGTTACGACGAAATAGAGAGTGTTCATAATTTTGAGTCCGAAATATGCGCTCACTCCGCAGCTGGCTGCATTCCACTCCCAGGAAACATCTGCAGAACGAAGCAAAAGAAAGATAATGAAACCAGCAGCACAACTCGTCACGAAATCAACAAAATATTTAATTCCGGAAAAGTTTTTTTCACCTTTAAGAAACGGTTGGGCTGCGCCTGCAGCAGCACAAATCACAATCAGGCCGTAAGAAATCATATTTACAGCCGTCAGCAGATCGTTCAGTTCTAAATTCACCTGATTCATATTTCTCCTTTGGTAGGTTGATCAGGATTTGAGCATTTACCGCAGAACTGTTACTTCCACCTCTTCGGGCCAAATAACGTTGTCCGGAAATCCTGATTGTTCTGGAATATCTCTGAGTGATTGTCTGTAGGCCTTAACTTTTGCCAAATCTTCAACAGAAATTGGATAGTCTCCAGACACCAAATAATCGGTTTTGGAAAGCAAGTAGTCTCGTTTAGAACGGACGGCTGCGGCTGCGCGCTCTTTTAATTCTTCAGGAGTAGGCTCGGGAATAGCTTCGAGCTTAGTTGCGATTTTCTTGCCAGAATCATCATTGACGGAAACCTCTCGATAATGCTCCGGATCATTTTGCGCAAACTGGCTCAGCAGTTTTCTCAGCTCATTGTTTCGTTTAGTGCGAGATTCGTGGGGAATATTCAAAGCTAAAAAGTCATCTGCCGTTGACGGGTAAGGAATTTTGTCCCAACCAGATTCCGGATTCCCTGGGTCTTTAATTTTGCAGAAAAAACCATCCTCATCATTTGGGTCGACGTTTGTAGAACGCGGGGGCATCAACCAGGAGCTTTTATTTCGAGGATTCAATTGCGCAATATGCGTCCCACAATAGAAGCCGTCTTCGTCATAGACGAAAACTGTTTTCATTGTTTTTAATTTTTCAATATTTGCCATGTTGAACTCCAAACAAATCAAGGCGCTAACGCCTAAAAAGCAGCGCTATCAAATTACCGACCAAGCTGGACTAGCGCTCAGAGTCCAGATTTCTGGTGTTAAAAGTTGGGTCGTAAGAGTTCCCCAGAACGGCAGGGTTCTCGACA